TTTCTACGTCCAAAGGAGAATTAATGAAGATTAAAATTATGAAGTGCAGCGACAGCCTAATGTGGTATCATGACCGCATTGGCGAAGTGTTCAATGTTCTATATGTTCTGAAAGAACCAAAGGATTTATCTATGTGGGTTCGGACAGCAGGAATGTATAATACTAAAAATTACGTGTTATACTCCGATTGTTCTGAAGTTAATGACAACAAGTAAAGGAGATTAATATGTTCTACAGTGTAGAAAGAAACTATTGCAACTGTCATCCAGAAACCTGCTGTTGTAATCCGTATAAAATTGTAGATACAAACGGAGAGAAATTTGAAACTTTCTATACAAAGGAAAAAGCGCAGATTGTAGCTAATGCTTTAAATTCATCAAAGGAGATTAAATGAAAGAGAACGAAGTTAAAATTTTCAGTGTTATAGTGGATGCTGAAGGTAATGACAAATGGATTGCAGATGGTGTATTTGTGAAAAAGCCAAAGTTGAAGGCTGAGGTTAAACCAGAAGGAGTAAACGAACATCTGGTCAGCTTAATCATAGAAGCTATCGGATTGAACGAAGAAGGTGTTATACTTCATAGTACTGAACTTAATCATGGGAACTCTAACTCTATGATTATTTCAGTTCACTACTACCCTCGTCTTGATTCGTATGAAATGCGTACTAAGACACTTCACGTTTATAACTAATAAGGAATAGAAATGCAAGCTCAATCAAAATTGAAACTGAAGCTAAAACACAAAGACGTTCAACTACCTACTTACGCTACATCCGGCGCAGGATGCTTCGATATACGTGCTTATACCTCCGATAAATTTGAAACATACGCAAGTGAAGGCTGGAGTAATGTAATTGGTATGAACGAATCTGTTACATTCGGTACTGGTTTGTTCTTTGAAGTACCCAAAGGTAAAGTCCTATTGGTGTTTTCTCGAAGTGGTCATGGCTTCAATTCCAACATCAGGTTAGCTAATTGTGTAGGTGTAATTGATTCAGACTATAGAGGTGAGTTAAAAGTTAAACTAACAAATGATGACCCTGATCGGTACTTTGAAGTTGATAAAGGTGATAGAATTGCACAAGCAATGTTAGTGGACTCCAACCAAGTTCAATTTGAGATTGTGGAAGAACTTTCTTTGACTGAGCGTGATACAGGTGGTCTAGGAAGTACAGGCGTTAATTAAACTAGGAGTAATATGGAAGATAAAAAGTTCACAGTAAACGGTAAGACTGTTTGGTTGATTAAAAGCTCAGATCAAGAATCATCTGGAGCATCTTGTGACCAGTGTGTATTTAATTTTAACGATTGCCCACGCGATACAGAAACAGATCGTATTGCATGTACACTCAATGAAGATATATTAATGCATTTCACTGATGGTAGTTCTGAAACTAAATCAGAAGAATCCTTATCTGCGAATTCATCTGCACTAAATATTCAAGTCGGTGGTGGACACTACAAAGATATGAAGATTCAACCAGTAGAGTATATCCATGCTAACAATTTGAGCTTTCTTGAAGGTAATGTCGTGAAGTACATTACTCGTCATAAGACCAAGAACAAAGCTCAGGACATTAGGAAGATAATTCACTACTGTACTTTGATTCTTCAACTAGAGTACAATGAGACCTACGAACAAGAGTCTAAATAATTCACTTGTATATACATCAACATAAGAGTATAATCTTCACTCCCGAAAGGAAACCCAATGAACTACAGGCAATATCTACTCATTAAACTCGCAGAGGAATGCTCTGAAATTGCACAGGCATCAATCAAATGTAGCCTTTTTGGTTATGAATCACTTGACCCTAGAGAAGATACAGGAGAAACTAACGCGTTTAAACTCTTTAAAGAGCTGCTGGATTTTACTGCTGTAATAGATGAACTAGGGGAAGTAACTGATGCTGATTTCCCTGATTTCGATCATGAAGGATACATTGACATGAAACGAGAGAAACTCAAGCATTATTACGAAGTCTCTCAGAATACAAACCACGATTAAATAAAGGAAATAATATGACTAATAAAACACAAACAACTCCCACACAAGCAACCAACACAACACCCACCGCAACTAACTACGGTAGCATCCGTGATGTACTCAAGGAATCCGCTTTGGTTAAAGAACAAAAGCTCCAAGAGACTGATACTAAGCAATACACCTTGGGTGAAATCTTCCAACACAATGGACGTAACGTACAAGTAGTAGAACTGCAAGCACAAGGTGTGTATCATGTGAAAGCTGAAGAGGTACCGTTTGATTCTTACTGGGTTAATACTGGTGAAGCCGTGGATATTACAAGCGCTGAATAAGGAGACTTAATGACATTTGCTAATGTACGTATTATTGGTTACACACAACCAACTGAAGAGTTCAAAGACCAGTTCAAGGATGTTAAGGATTTAGTCGCTTATTGCGCACGAGTGTCTAACCCAAGTAATCAAATGAACTCTGCAACATCAGATAAACTCATTAGGTACTTGGTGAATAACGCACATTGGTCACCTCTTGAGATGGCTTCGGTTACACTAGAGATTGAAACGACTCGTGACATTGCGCGTCAGATGCTTAGGCATCGTAGCTTTGCATTTCAAGAATTTTCTCAGAGATACGCCGATCCTACAAAGGACATGAAGTTTGTTCTACGTGAAGCTAGGTTGCAAGATACAAAGAACCGTCAGAATAGTATTGAAAGTTCTGACGTACATCTTCAGGCTTCATGGGATGCTTATCAGCAATCAGTTATTGATGCAGCTAAGGTAGCTTATACTTGGGCAATCAACAATGGAATCGCTAAGGAACAAGCTCGTGCTGTTCTACCAGAAGGTAACACAAGTTCACGACTGTATGTACAAGGGACTATTCGTTCATGGATTCATTATATTCAAGTACGAGAACATGAGAGCACACAAAAGGAACACCGAGTTCTGGCTAATAAAGTCTCAGAAGCTATCTCGTTAATTTTCAGTCTTAAAGGAGATAAACAATGAGTTCAATTATTGCGCTAGTCTACATTTCACAGAGCGAGCTATGGACGTCAAATCCCATGTACACTGAGGAATGGGTTCAGGAGAATCCACAGCAGCTAGAACAGGTTCTATATGACCTTGGATTGAATGTTTATGAACCATATGAAGTTCAGTCTAATACACATCGTAATCGGTTTGGAAATATCGTTACGTGTACAAGGTGGGTGGGTAATGAATTGTTAACAGACAAATGGATCAACTCTGGTTACGCAAGCGATTCTTCCAAGGATAAAGCAAGCGGGAGTAATTTAGTTAAAGATCTTTACTCCCTCCGTGGAATGACAGAATAAATAAAGGAAATATGGAAAATTACTTACTACCAATTAACGAGTTCAACGAGCCGATTGAATTCGCAGATCAACAACTGAAGGTCTTTTGGACAGCAGAAGAGATTAACGTAGAGAAGGACATTCAGGATGTTTTGGTGAATTTCACTGAATCAGAGAAACACGCAGTTATTACTACTCTGAAGTTGTTCAGTATCTACGAGACTCACGCTGGTTCTGAATACTGGGGTGGACGATTCAAGAAAATGTTTAATGGTGCGGAGTTTCACCGTATGGCTTCAGTATTCTCTATGTTTGAATTAGCAGTTCATGCTCCTTTCTATAACAAGATTAATCAACTACTTCATATTGATACTCCAGAATTCTATATGTCGTACTTAGATAATCCAGTTTTGAAAGAGCGTGTAGAACACATTGGTGAGATTATTGACCATCCTGATGATTTAGTTTCATTGGCAGCTTTCTCTATGGTTGAAGGTGTGATTTTGTACAGTAGCTTTGCTTTCTTGAAGCACTATCAATCACAAGGTAAGAACAAGCTAATGAACATTGTTCGTGGAATTAATTTCAGCGTCCGTGATGAGTCACTACACTCACTAGGAGGTGCGTGGGCTTTTAAGCACAAACTCAGTCAGAATAACTACAGCGAAGTCTACAAGAAAGCCATTGAAGATAAAGTGCGGGAAGTTGCTAATCGAATTTACGAACATGAATGCCAGATCATTGCTATGCTTTTTGAGAAAGGTGAAATCAAAGGTATCACTGCTCATCAACTTGAGTGCTTCGTACAGTCAAGAGTGAATGAATGTTTAGCTGAACTTGGTTTCGAGAAAGAGTACAATGTGAAGTACAACCCAATTGCTTCTTGGTTCTACGATGGGATCAATAAGTTCCAGTTCAATGATTTCTTTTCTGCGGTAGGAAGAGAGTACAATCGCAACTGGGATCAATCAGAATTTAAATGGAAGGCTCAAGAATGACAAATATTTATACAGAACTAAGCAATGAACGTAAATTCCTGCAAGAAAAAGGACTAGTACCTGAGTGGTATAGCACTGGTGGTTATCAGTTATTCAAGGAGAAGTATCTTTACGACACTGACCGTTCTGTACGTGGTCAATTTGAACGTATTGCAGCAACAGCAGCTAAACATCTAGTCGGGACTAAGTTTGAACGTCAGGCTAACAACAAGTTCTTTGAGCTACTGTGGAACGGTTGGTTGTCTCCTAGTACGCCTGTGTTGGCTAATATGGGTACATCAAGGGGTATGCCAGTGTCTTGCTCTGGAACAGTCGCAGAGGACTCCGTGGATGGCTTCTACAGCAATCTACGTGAAGTAGCTATTTTGACTAAATACGGATTTGGTACAGCTACTGACCTGAGTAATATCAGACCTCGTGGTGCTAAGATTAGTGTAGGTGGACGAGCTAGTGGTGTTATGCCGATTATTCAAGAGCACGTTAATGCTATGCGTAATATTGCCCAAGGAACTGCTAGGCGTGGCGCATGGGCGTGTTACTTAAACATTGAACACGGGGACTTCAACGAACTAGTTGACCACATGCTTGCAGAGCCGGATGATTTGAATGTAGGATGGGTTATTCACCAGACGTTTATTGATCGTTTGAATTCAGGTGAAGCTAAAGCACTCGAAATCTTTCAACGTGCAATGAAGGTGAAGATGGTTACTGGTAAGGGCTACTTTTTCTTCATTGATAAAGCTAACAATAAGCGACCACAGATTTACAAAGATAAAGGGTTGTTTATTAACAACAGCCAACTTTGTTCAGAGATTATGTTATTCAATGACCTTGATCACACTTACACCTGTGTTCTGTCATCAATGAATGCAGCTAAGTACGATGAATGGGAAGACACTGATGCTGTTTTCTGGAGTACAATCTTTCTTGATTGTGTAGCCGAAGAGTTCATTCAGAAAGCTAAGAATATTAAAGGACTAGAGAAAGCTGTACGGTTTACTGAAAAGAGTCGTGCATTAGGTCTAGGTCTTTGTGGAATTCATACACTGTTTATGCAGAAGATGCTGCCGTTTGAATCCTTCGATGCACATATGTTAAGCCAAGAAATCTCCGCTAATATTATGCAAGGTGCTTCAGTAGCTACATCTGAAATGGCTGTAGAGTTAGGTGAACCTGAGTGGTGTGTTGGTTATGGTGTACGAAACACTCACTTGATTGCGATTGCTCCTACTAAATCTACTGCCTTAATCATGGGTGGTGTATCGGAGGGTATTAATCCAGACCCTGCAATGAGTTATACACAGATGACTTCTGCTGGTGAAGTAGATAGGACTAATCCTGTGCTACTAGATTTAATGAAAAAGAAAGGCGTGTATTCTAAGAAGCATATTCAAGAGATTACCAACAATCAAGGTTCAGTGCAGAAAGTTGACTGGTTAACGGAGGATGAAAAGAAAGTATTCTTGACCGCATTTGAGATTAACCAGAAAGCTGTGTTACGATTAGCTTCTGCTAGGTCAGGATATATTGATCAATGGCAGTCATTGAATCTGTTCTTTTCTGCTAATGAGTCACCACAGTGGATTGCTGAAGTACACCAAGAAGCATTTGCTGATCCTAACATTCTAGCTCTGTACTACATTTATACTCAAGCTGGAGTACAGGCTGCAAAAGGCGAATGCGAAGCCTGCATGTAGATTAAACGGGGGACTAACAATCCCCATAAAGAAAGGAAATATGAAAACATTACTGAAGTACGAGGCCCCGTGGTGTAACGGGTGTAAAGTCCTTACTAATCTACTCAAGGACGTTGACCTGAGTGGTATCGAAGTAGTTCCAATTAACATTGATGTTGATACAGCCAGTGCTAAGGCATACAATGTTCGTGGATTACCAACCCTAATCACCCTCGATGAAACCGGAGAGGAAATCAGACGAATCTCTGGCGCTTTGAACAAAGACCAACTCATGAAATTCCTAGGAGACACAATTTGAGCACCTTGACTACACAGAACCCATTCCCAGTTAAACACTACGTTAACCTCGACGAGTACTCCCTGTACCTCTCAGAGCTAGTCCAAGGTCTACGTCAAGAACTCCACCGGACTAATGTAGTAATTGCTTCAGGATTAATGCAAGAGGATAACGCTCAATCATTCAAAGATTACGCGGAGCTAATCCAGAAGGAGATCGTTCGGCACAACCACGAATACAACAGGGCTTGTTATCTGGAGTATCATCAGGCTAAATTGATAGAGCTAACGGACGAGAATTCTTTGAGTTTTTATATGTGGTGCCAAGAAAAGATTAAAGCTAAACGAACGTACAATTAACCGTTCATCCAGAAGTGTCCGATCCATTCGGATACGACCAAAAGAAAACCCCGCTAGTAACCTTCGTTAAAAGGCCGCTAGCGGGGTTTGTTAGTTCAGGGCTAGGACAGCGTACGATCCTTCGGATGCGTCCTTGGTACAGTTACATTACCTTGGGTCTTCGCGTTCATCCTAAGCTGTTCTGGTACGTTCTACAGTGGTTCTACACAACCTTACTTACCTGCGTTATCCACCCTGAACTTATCCAAGGTATCTTTCACAGTATCATATTGCTTATAACACATCAACAGGTTCAGCTTTAGTTCTTCGGCTTGTCCAGCGTACCTTGCAAGAAAAGCTCCATCGTCTTGATATAATCCCTGTCCGTTACATCCTGCGGTACACGTTCCATTAGGGGTATCTTCGGGAACACTGCTATTGCCGGAGGGACGTAAGGGGCGGTTTGACAAGCTGTTAGACAGATCAGCAACACGCAGATTGAGGTTATGTACTTTAGCATTATGCTCCTTTTGTTGGGTGGTTACAGTATTCTGTAGTTCAGTCTGAATTTTAACAGCAGAATCTTTCAGTTCAGTTGTGCGCTTGTTGTACTGCTGTGTCATCTCTAGTCTAACTTGTGATTCAGCCTGTTGTACTTTGAACTTAACGTCCGTTGAATGCCAGAAGAGCAAACCAAGAACTACTACAGTAATTCCTATAATTTTATAACCTAAGTTAAACATTGCTTGTATTCCTCTTTTCTTCGGTTAGTCAGGCCCTTGAGTGGCTTTCCTTGAAATTTATCCCACCGGAGTATCTCTTGGCAAGCACCTTGGTAATCATAAAGGTTCAACTTCTTAACTAAGGTACTATTACAGAATGCTCCAGTGCCTATGTTGAAAGCCAACGATGTGAAAGCATCGGCCTGACCATCAGTAACTTCAACTTTGATGCACTTACTGATCTTTAGTCTGTAGGAATACAGTTCTTTCTTGAGGCGTATATCTGATTCTCTACGAGTAATAGTATCACCCATTTGAACAGGTGTACCATCTTCTCGTTTGGTGAAACCACCACCTATCGTGACCAAATCTCCCGGAACTGGAACGTAAGCTTTATCCCTAAAGCCCTCGTAATTAGATACTCCTGTAACCAGTCCTACACTGATAATAAATGCTGCTATCTTTTTCTTTATATTCTGCATTAAAGAAACCCAACAGCTTTACCAACAAAAGTACAAGCAGCTAATGCCACCGCACCTATGAAGTACATAACCCAAGTTGTAACCTGCTTAGTCATTGGTTGCTCTTTCTCAAGAGTATCAACCCTGTCCTCAAGTTCAGATGTTGCAATCTTAGCTCTGTCTAGTTCTCTTTCGATTCTTTGCATATTATCATTCTGGTGTGCTTGTTTCTGATCAAGAACTACTAAAGCTGTAAGTGCAGTTGAAATGTCCTTTAGGCTACCACTAACATCTCCTTTTAATTCAGAGATATCACTGTGCAATAAACCAATCCGATCTATCACTAGTTGCATACTCACGTCTGTGTGTTTCCTGTAGTTCTCTGTTCGTTGCTCTTCAGTTTGATTTTGTTGATTTATTTTATTTTGAATTGGCATACTATCTCTTTACTTTATCAATTGTTATTTACGTTACTTGCTACTAACTAACATCAGGTTGAACCAAGAGCACACTCGCTCCTCTTAGCTGAGCTTCACGTACAATCTCACTGGGGGTATAGACTGTACCTAACTCAATACCATCAACACGAGCTATACGAGCAGTCAATTCAGCGCACTGTTGCTTGTTGTCATCAGTTGGTTCATCGAATGGAGCAAGGATAGCTTGCAATTGGCTGTAGTCCTGCCCGACTTTAGACAGTGCATATTCAAGTGTATCGGCGCTCCAGTCAGCATTCATTCCTACCCAATAGAACTCACCCAAGGATGACAACGGGTGGATTCTCACCTTGGGTTGTACTGCTTCAATCACAAAGACTCTCTCAGCAATAACCCAAGCTGTGCCTACATGACTGTACTCAGAACGTGTAAAGATACGAACGAACTGAATCTTAATGTCGTACCACGATTTCCATCCACGGTGTGACCACGCTAGAATATCCCCGGACTTAATCAAGTGTCTTGCTTTTGAGTAAAACATATCAGTCCTTACAATGAATTCCGTTTGGATCGAAGACATCCAAGAATTTCTGACAGAAGAAACAAGCTGAGTTCTTTCGCCATTTACTCCGGGAGTTAATCAAACGACTCATCTTAGCTGTGACTGTGAGTTCCCTTGGAAGATCAAGCAACACAACAGATGCTACGAATGTATTCACCAGTAAGTCAAGGATTAAACCCACGACTAGAATGGGATAACCCAAGTACAGTGCTGGTTTACTGATGGTTCCATTTAGTTTAGCCCTGTAAAGGCTCATTACAGCTAAGTAAAACAACCACAGGGCGTACAAGCCAAGGACGGAATAGCCCAAGTACATCAAGATTAGGATTAACATATTATTTACTTTCTACATAGGTCAAAGGCCAGCCTGTAGTAATATCTACAGAGTTAGGATCGTCAGATGAATCAATTGAAGTAATCAGTGAAGAAGCAAAAGAGAACAACTGTGCGTCTAATTGTGCAACACCGTTGAATACGCCTTGAGCTAAAGCTGGTGTTGTTACAATATGAGTACCGTCCATAGTAGTCCAAGGGATAGCTGGTAGATTAGCTCCCATCATTACCATAGCCATCCATTGTGTTCTGCTGTAAGTATCAGTGTGAATCCATTTATTCTGAACGAATACGCCGTTGAACTTCTGGAAATCACGTTGAGTTTTTACTTTTCTGACCAGTTCATCTTTAACGCTAGCCAAGCTCGGTTCAATTTTTGGAATTTCTGGGATTCTTACCCAGTCTGGTTTAATGAACTTTATAATCAGTTCTTCATCATCTTCATCAAAAGCGAAATACTCGTTGTTTGTATTTTTATAGAAAAGCATAATAATCCTTTAATTACTGATATTCAAACCACTGCTGCAAAGCGCCTCCGCCCGTGACAGAATATATTGCGCCGGGCGGAACTGGGAAGGTTGAGGTTTGAAGTTGCGTGACCGCCTCAGATGCAAAGATAGAGAAAACAACTACAGCACCCCCAACGTAAGCGAGTAGCTGCACTTGACCACTGCCCGATGGGACAGTACAGGATACAAGAACCCACCTTGTAGTTGTTCCTGTATTTGTGTAGTTAGTAGTAACGGCGCGGGATGCTGTTACATTAGTCATTACCCCTGTACCTGTACCGGTAGATGTAGGTGTTTGCCATACCGCAGTATTTGCATCAGTAGCTGTAAGCACTTGCCCTGTTGTGGGTGATGTTGCAGAGGACACACTTACAGTGCTAGAAGCACTTTTCAATGAACTTGCTTCTATATTGTTAGTTGCAGCAGTCAGTGTCTTGTTAGTCAAATTCTGTGCTGTATTCGTGGTAGCAATATCGACTACAGCCCCAGTTAACCCATTCACAGATGATACACCCGCTAATGCACTCACACCATTAACCCAAGATGAGCCGTTGTATGCTCTGATAAATCCACTGACTGAATTGATGTACCAATTACCAGCAACCAAAGCAGCACCCATTCTACCTGTTGTTGGATCGGTAGCACTAGCACCTAGGTAGAGTTCAACTAAGTCGTAAGCGTCATTCTCACTCTGCAATGCACTAGCAGCACTAGCAGCAGCCTCACCAGCTTTTGTAGTAGCAATACCAGCTTGTGTAGTTGAAGTTGTAGCTGCTGCTGACGCAGTGGTTTGTTTTGTGTTAACATCCAAAGCTAGTGCATTAGCTTCATCCCCGAATGTAGGCAAAGCGCCCAAGAATTCATCCCCACGTACAGCGAAGTTAGTCGGGTCTGATCTTGAGGGGGGTGTTGGTAAGGTTGTAATACTCATTTATATCTTTCTATTTCTATTATCTTGTTATGCAATGCAGGTATACAGTGGAGTTAAATCAAGCCCTCAATCTCCAGTGAACACAGAGAATGAGATGGGTATGAAATGTCAGTACTGAAGTCCCTGTACCATCCGTAGACCACTAGAGCTTCTTCGTACTGTGGAGAATCTGATGCAATCCACACAGCAGGTGTTGCCCTGAGCGAGTACAGAAGTTGTTGTACACGGTTAAGACTCCCGTTATCTACCATAACTTGGGCTTGCATTCGTTTACTATAGGCACGTTCAATGAATGCGATATTACCAAATATATTAGTTTCTTTACGACTATAATCAGTAATACCAGCGGTTGCACCGTACTGTGTGCCACCTAGTTGACTCAGTGATCCCCATACAGCCGCGCCAACTGAAATAGTACCAGTCTTAATGAATTCAAGTGTTACGTGAGAATTAGCATAAGGTGGGATACCACGGAATACTAATTGAGTGCGCTTGAGAAGTGGATCGTAAAAGAAATACTGATACCAATCAAGCACACTACTTCCACTTAATCCGCCAGTTTCTTCGTACACAATAGAACCACCTAGACCATCTCTAACTGTGATTTTAACAGTATCAGTATCTAGGTTAATCAACGCGAATGAGTCAATAACTCCAGTTGCTATAGTAACTGTCAGTGTACTCACCTTAGTTGTACCTGTGCTTACTAACTGGTCAAACATAGCGTGTCTATTATCAGCCCCAACCAATAGCCACCACGTAGGTGAAGTATCTGGTTGGTGATTCAGGTTAGTACCTTGCAGACTCTCGTAGATATTGAAATTATAGACTACTCTGGCATTATCTGCGTAAGTAGTCCCCGAGGAGTAATCAGCGTATATCTCAGTAGCTGTTGTACTGATTAGCATACTGTTCTGAAATACTGTTGGTTTTAATACTAACATATTTTCCTTTGTGGGTATTTTACCACAGTTGAATAGCAAATACAAGGTTAATTGTATGTACTATTCTTTGTGATTAAAGTTAAACTACTTAAACTACATTAACATCTTGTGGTTCAATGAAGCTAACAGCCAATGATTGACCGTCTGGAGATACACGGTTGAGTATCTTAGAGATATTACTGTTGTGTGAAACGTCAGCCCTGATCTCATAGCGTAGACCTGTGATATTCTCATTCAGGTTCACCAGCAGAAGTTCCATCCTTGAGTTATCTCCACCCCCGAGTAGATTCTGCGTTTGTGGTGCAGTATATACTTGACCGGGATTACTGAAGTTAATCAACTCAGGCCCTTCTTCACCAACTAAAGCCAATCCACCACCGTACATTCCACCACCAGCAAAGGTAGGTAAACCGTTAGCCAGAGCCCAATTATTAGTATTACCAATAGGCCATCCCATTCGCTTATCTAACATTCCAGCGTTATAACCAGCAGCTTTCGCGTAGTTATACAGGTACAGTTCAGCACTGATGCCTTGAGCAATGCCACCTGCTATTGCCTGAGCAGTAATACTAGCAGCATCCACTGGGTCATACGAAGGGCCAGCGTCAATACGCTTTTGGTAATCCGAGATAACCGTAGTAGTCTGACCGCCTGATACATCCGTTGTTACTGGAGAAGTTGGTGGCGCTGTACTTATTGGTGCAGTGGGTGTATTGGTAGCTTCTAAGTAACCTTTACTAATAGCCCAATCTTTAGTAGAACCAGAAGGAAAGCCCATAATTTTATCTAATTGCTCAGGGGTAATTCCTTGGCTTTTAGCGTAACTGTACAGAGCTTCTTCTGGAGATATGCCTAGTTGATTTGCTAAGTTAGTTGCTTGGTTAACTACAGCTTCTTTCTGGTTAACAGTCAGAGCCTTTACAGCATCTAGTGCTACTTGCTCTTGAGTTTTCTGTTCAGTTTGGACTGTAGTTTTAGTCCCAAGAGCACTGACCAAGGATGTACCGAATTGGCTCAACGCAAGTGCTACGGATGTAACACTGTTATCAATATCATTCAGAACATCTAGTTGTGCTTTAGCTGTTACCAGAGCATCATCAAGGGGTTTAACGTCCAGATCGTACTGAGCTTTTAATGCTCTGAGTTGTTTATCAAAACCGTCCTTTATTACCTTAGTCTGAGTTGTCAGAGATTCAAGTAACTTCTCTTGTTCTGTCAAACCAGCGTCTGTTATTTCAGATAAAGCACTAATATCATTCTTAGTCTTGTAGAAGTCTCTGGCATAATCAGTGAACGAAGCAAAGAGATCTTCGGAGGGTTCACTGACTGTACTTAGAGCGTTTTCTAAGATGCGAGTATCAGTAGGTAACGCTCCAGTGTTTCTAGCTGTACCTAGTACCTCTCTGATTAAATGTTGAGCTAATCTACGCTGTGTACCCTCAGAACCACTGACGTTCATTCCATCAAGAGTACTCTTGAGCTTCTCGCTAAGGCTTCTTAGGTTATCAACTGATTTGCTCAGAGTATCCAAGGATGTACTTGTACTTTGCACATACTCATCTTGGATATCCGTTAGTTCTTTCACACGAGCATCGTAAGCATCGGTCAGGACTTTCTTCTCTTGTTCAACTGAACGTACCAGCAAGTTATAGGACTGTTGTGCTGCATTTTTAGCTAGTGTCAACTGAAGCTCAAGTAAAGCATTATAAGAGCCACTTACTTCACTCATTAACTTGACTTGAACTTCAAGTGCAGCAGCAGCAGCAATCGCAGCGTTCTTCAGATCATCAAAACTATCAATGGATTTCTTTATAGCTGCGTTAGTATCATACTGTTGTACTTCAAGATCAGTCAACCCTTGAATCTGCTTTGTGCGGTACTGCTCTTCGGATAGAAACAACTTATCCCATTGAGACTGAAGAGAAGCCCCTTCAGATTGTAGACCTTTAGTTACTTCACTGATTTCAGTAACAGCACCTTCAACTTCAACAAACGCAGGAGCTAACTGATTAACAGCACCTTGTAGTCCAAGAATAGAAGCATAAGCTCTAGCATTGGCGTCTACGCTTAAATCCATTACACCTAACTTTTCAACTTCTGACCTGTACCATTCACGAGTTGATTCGTTAATAGCTGGCATTGTAATGTTGAGTTTAGCGAAGGCTTTAGACGTGGTTGTAGTCAAGTAAGCTGTCTTCTCTGTCTCAGTGTAGAAATTATCATAGAAACCAGAAAGATTACTACCGAATTTAGCCATACCTCCAGCAGCAGCAATTAAGCCAGCAGCAGTATCAAAACTAAGATTCATTAAGTATTCAAACGGGAGTTCAAGCATTGCTTCATTGAACTGACTAACAGTATTAACCAAGTCGTTAACTGTTTTCAGCAACGCATCTGTTTCTTCTGATGTTAATGCTGAGATATCAATCCCTTCAAACATTGCTTTTAGTGACGTAGGAATATCCTCAGTTACTTGCAGGGCTTCGAGGATAGATTGAGATAGTTGTTTACCATAATTAGCAAATGCAGTTTGTGCATCTTGGCTAACCATATCAAATTGTCCACCGTCACGACCTAGTGCTTCACCGAAGCTCTTACCACCAACTTGTCCACCAGCGTAACTAAAGCCTTTGTTTTTATCTGAGGATTCCAGACCAGCAACAAAACCTGTTAAACTAGCTTTGCTACCAACCGTCTTTAATGTTTCAGTAATAGCCTTCTGAGCATTCTCTAACATCAATCTCGACTGATATCCAGCAATCTCACCTCCGCTTGGTCCTTTCTCAAATACTGCTTTACCATTGGTAGAAGTGTAAGAAGCACCTGAACGTGTCTCACCAGCAAATGCCTCGTCTATTGCAGAACCGATCTTACCTCCGATAAACGCCCCTATAGGTCCACCAAAGTACTGACCTAGTGCAGTACCAGCGGCAGTACCTATCTTGCCCTCTGAGAGCGAATTAAGGGCACTGGCATAGCTCAAGATAGAACCAGCACTGCTAGCCAAGGATTGAACTTGTGTTCCAAGTCCAGTCAACTGCGCAGGACCAGTTAATCCATCACCTAGCGTATCAATACCGGGAGTACTCAACCCAAGTGATCCACCGAAACTGCTTCCAGCAAACCGGCTGAAACCCTCAGAGATACTATTAGGACTAAGGAAATTAAAACCAGAAGAACTTCCAGAAGTACCGGCAGTACCTCCACCAAAACCCATTGCATTCATTCCACCAGATAGTGCAGTATTAACTACAGCGTCAACGTATAGAGTAACTTTGTTTCTCAGTGCAGATACTAAAGCATCACGGAGCTTCTTACTACCAGCTTTACCACCGTCGAAAAGGGCAGTTACGATGCTGTCTGTAATTGAGGATTTAATAGCATCGAATTCCTTTTGCATATCCTGTGCAAATTGCAGAGTCACACCAGCATTAATTGCTTTGATTTTCTCAGCAGCATTCTCACGCGCAATAATTTCAAGATCAGGATCAAGACCTGCTTCACGAATCTTTTGAAGTTCTTTTTCGAGTTCGACTCGAACCTTGCCTAAATCATTCTGTTGTTTATGCTCACGAGTAATTAACTTTTGTTGTTCTTCTGTTTTGCCTAGTAAACCGAACTGAAATTGAATTTCAGAGGTAACGTTTTTTAATTCGAGTGTTTCAGCCTTAAGTGTATCGTACGCTTTAATATACTCATTGTCTTTTTTCTCTTGCTCTTTGTTAGTATCAGCCCATGCTTTTTGTACTAATTTTAATTGCTTTTCTTCTTGAGCTAAACCGTCAGTGTAGAACTTCTGTTGTTTAATCAAGTCCTCTACAACTTTAACATAATCTTCTTCAGTGATCTTCCCGTTCTTACGAAGTAACTGAAATCCAGCTAACTGGTTGTTATAATCCTTGTTTATACCATAAGCTTTATTCATGGTATCAATGTAGTCTTCAAGAGCTTTATTCTCTTTCTTTTGTTCGTCAGATAATTTAGCTTTTTTAGCCTTTGGTTGCAGAGCTTCCCATTCAGCTTTAGCCACCCGCTGCACCATTGCTAAGTTCTCACCCTCTAATTGAGTGCCTTTAACTAGTACTTTGTTCTTTTCTTCAACCATCTTATTGATGAATTGAGACTGGGTTAAAGATTTAGCATTCAGCTTGTCGTCTTTATCCTTGACATCTTTCATTACTTTAGTTAAAGCTAAACGCTCTTTTTCGGCTTCTACTTGCTTTTGAGCATTCTTAACTGCTTCTGATTGGAGCGCATTGTTACCTTCCATTGTCTTTGACGTATTTTCAATAGCTTTTGCATAATTCGTTCCAAGATCACTCCAAGTTTCACTAAAAATAGTAGCGGCTGTTTTAAAGTCACCAGACATAATTGCAACAATACCAGTGGCTAGACCTTTAATAGAACCCGCTACTTGCTTGATAACTAAAGCTACGCTTTCCCACACTACACGAAAAGCAACTACAACTCCAGATGATGTAGCCAGATCATTAACACCGTTCCATAAATCAGATAAAGCGCCCTTCATGTCCATCCATAGAACTTGTAGAGGATTCATGTCTGCAATTAACTGCAACGCCATTGTCCGATTAGCTTCAGTTAGTATTCTAGTAGCTTCTTCCACTGATCTGATCTCATCACCTTGCTCAATAAGTGATTCAATATTCTTGATATTTTCATCAGTGACTAAACCAGTATTCAACCTGAGTTCAGATAGTGCTTTAATAGGGTCTTTTTCTAGATCAGAGTACATCTTAGAAATCTTCTCTACAGAAGGACCACCAGCTTTTTCAAGCTCCATAGCAGCTAGGGTTATTTCTTTTAGAGACTCTGCTGTACCTGCTCCAGCTTTGATCATCAAAGTCATTGCTGCAATACTTCCTTGAGTACTAATACCAGCAGTCGAAATAGCATTAGAATATTCCAGAACTTGACCACTAGTTAAACCATAGCTCGCGCCAACTGAAACCAAAGTTTGGCTCAGTTCGTTCATAAGATTAACATTTTGTACAGCAGCCACTCCAACAGCAGCTAGTGTTGTAATTATCGCCAGAATACCAAAAGCAAATACTTTACCAAAATTACCGGCTATTCTGTCAAATTTAGCTAGATTATCAGCCGCTGTATCAAAATCCGAAGACATACCGATGATACCTTGACGTGTTTTTTCAATAGCTTTATCAACAAACAGAAAACTGCTAACATAATTAACTACAGCCTTACCCGCATCAAACATACCCCCAGCTAACATAGTAGTAATAGCTTTGCCAGTATCAAACACGGATCTAGCCATACCCTTCATAGCATTGCGCATAACATCGCCCATATCCTTAGCAGCAATGCCCATCATACCGAACTGATCTCGTAGCTGACCACCCTGCTGCATCATCACCGTTAGGGGGGATTGACCCGTAGATAAGCCTACGACAATATCCGTAATTTGTGGACCTACTGCTCGTGTAATATAATCTGTTTGGTTAGAGGATGTAGTCTTCTGTAGTTCTACTTGAGCTTTCCTGTACTCGTCAATTTTGACTTTTTGTTGATCTAATGTTAATCCTGACTTCTTCAGGGCGTTCTCAAAGCGAACTAGTGAATTAGATGTACCACGGTTCAACTCTTCGTTATTAGCTTGCAGAGCAAAGCGTACTTTTTGGAGTTCGCTTTCGATATAAGCATTAGCTTTACCTGCGTCAACTGTAGCTTTATCTGCGTTCCTCATGGCCGCAGCCATTGCGTTCTCAGCTTGAGTTACTTGCTGCGCGGATTGCACGATCTTATTGAATTCAGCATCAACACCAGATAATGATTTACCTTGTACTTTGAATTGCTCTGTTAAGCGAACATGCTCCCGCCCTAACTCTTGGAGTTGATTTTTAGTAAACCCAAGGTCTTTATTGTAAAGGTCACTCGCAACAGTTGCTACTTTTAATTCATTAGCAAATACAGTGGCTGCACCTAAGCTACGATCAAACGGATTATTACTGGACATTGCCCGTTGAGCTTTAAGATACTCATTGGTCTTCTCAGTAGCTTCACCAAGGGCTTCAGCGGTGGCTAGGATCGACGCTTGACCTCTAGAGTTACCTTCGGCCATTAAACGTGTAATCGCAGCCTGACGCTCTTCTACGGATTGTTTCTCGCGTGTAGCTTTGGTTAATTTCTCAGTTGCCTTTTCCGTAATATCAATTGCCTTAGCTAATTCTTTTTCTGCCTTGGCATTAGTTAGGTTAGCTTGAGCCTGTGTCTTGTTAGCTTGCGCTGTACTTTTATCTAACTTTCCAAGGGACGTAGCTAACCCTTCAACACTCTTTCCTAGTGTCTCAATCTTTTTAACTGCGGTATCTAATTCTGTTGTCTCTACAGAGAACTTAATAGTACTTAAATCTAAACTCATATTTATTTCCTTTTTACTGCACTTGCAATACTTATTTCTTAATTAGACTCATGAGAATTTAATTAAAAAATAAGCCCCCGAAGGAGCTTAAGTTATTATTTCTTGGTTTTATTCTGTTGCTCTTGCTGTTCTTTTGCAGTACTGAGTGCAACACTATCCAACATCTTAATTATCTGTACCTCTTGTGGTTCAGCATTTATTGCATTAAGAGTAAAATATGCCATCATTTCAATGTACTGTATTGAAGATACACCTCCCATTCCCTGAGGCCTAGTGGCATTTAAATCAAGGAACCACTGCCAGTACTCCCGCATACTCTCTGGTAACTGAACCAAGTCCAGCAGTTCCTTGGGTTTCTTCTTAGTGATACGTTCGACTGCTTCTAGCTGTTGTCTTAAAGTGGACCCATCCTTTTGATGGGCACTTAACTTAAACTCTTGTTCAGCATACTCTTTAAGAGCTAGAATGTCCTCTTCACTGAAAGTTCAGAAGCTGATCGCTTTCCTCCACCACTGCTTCCCGAATCCAAGAATGCTCACGAAGAACACGCTCTGCATTCTCTTTATTGAAAGGAACTTCTACACCTTTTTCGGCAATACCACGCCATTTGATAATACGTACAATAGCAGTTTCAATTGCCATATCTTCAGCGTCATCTAAGGACATTTCTTCTTCACGACCTTTACGACGAGCTACTTGTTCCTTCTGACGGAACTCTGTGTATTTCTTACGAGCGAATGCACGAGCTACTTTTGATTGAGCGCCACGTACTGTTACGAATGCGCCAGTCTTATCACCCGATCCGGGGAATAGAAGCTCAAATTCGTATCCTGCTTCGGATTGTTCGGCTAGGTTCTTTACTGCTAAGTCAAGCATGGTTATTTCCTTTATTGTTCAGGGTTTTATTCCTTGGTTAAATTGAGTTATACTGGATGCATATCTCGTCAAAATCTATTATAGCATTCAGGGTGTTAATATGCAAGTGAAATGATAGTTCAAATAGAAAAACCCCAGACACCATTAAGATATCTGGGGCTTATTCGGTTAGTTATTAAACTACAGCGGTATCAACAACTTGGAGAGTAGTCAAAGGTAAACCGTTGGAGTTAACATCATTCAACATAGCAGTGAATGCTGAACTAGCAGTGATACCCATTGAACCATCAGCCTTAGAGAAGCTAGACAGCTTTGCTTTAGGAATAGTGAAGGTGATAACACCAGCGTTCTTTTCAGTACCTGTAGCAAGAGCCAGTACTAGAGTAACCAGCGATTCATTCTCGAAGAGACTACGAACAACGCCATCTTCAAAGTACATTGAAAGATTACCAGTAACACGAATACTACCAGTGAAGATTTCTTCTGCGGAATTAGAACCAATGCACTGAGAAGGTTCCATTTCACGGTCAACTGAGAAGTCAAACGAAGTCACGCAAGCTGTAGTAGCTGAACCGTTGATAATAACTGCACCATTAACAGCAGCAACTACACCAGTTGTTGACAGTGCAGCAGGTGCTACGAAATAAGCACTAGTACCCGTCAGAGCCAGCCCTTTACCCATCGCTGTAAAGTCAGTAGTAACCAAGCCTGTAGCTGGCACATTAACTGAGAAGTTACCGAACTTAACACCAGTATGAAGTTCTGATTGAGCAATATCAGAATAGAACTCTTCTACGCTGTAAGAATCATCAGTATGTGCAGTCAAAGGTACAATAGACTCTTTGCCAGTGGCAGCAATAGCTACAGTGGCGATTGGGCCTTCTGCAACGAGAGTGGTTCCACTGATAGCACGTACAGTCAACACGAGTGCAGAGACTGCAACGACTAGACAGTTATTACCTACGTTCGCTACGTTCAAACCAGCACCAGTCATACGCACGACTTCACCAACTTTGAAGTTGTCAGTCAAGTAAGAGCCAGTGGCACGAGTCAAAGTGAAGAATGAACCAGAAGCTGCAATAGTAACACTAAGAGAAGCTGCTGTACCACCGACTGCGAAATCCTTAGCCAAAACCGATTGAATCAGATCAGAGTAAGAACCCGGAGACAATTCACCAGACAATGAGCCATCAGTACTTTTAGTACCTAGACGGAAATCAGCCACTTGACGGTCAGTACGAATCTCGGCGGATTCATAGCTTTCACGAGTGCTAGTAAAATCAGCAGTAGTCCTACGCAGGAGCTTACCACCAGAAGTACCGGCTGCTGTACCGAAAGTAGTTTCTTTCTTATAGGCGACTAATTTACTTACGCCTTTTGCTTTTGTTGCCATTTATATTTTCCTTAATTATTTGCAAATAATGCTATTCAGGCATAGCTGCCATAACTGCCTTTAAGCAATTCATACGTAGCCAACTGGCTGTATTCTTTTGATACTCTAAGTATCTATATCACAAGTTAACTCAATCATCACTGGTACAATCACTCGATCATTTGATATGAAAGCTGTACCAATATGGGGAGTAGTCAAGACACGAATCCTAGCATTACCTTCGATCATGCTTAACCCTCGTTTGAAAGCACTGCGGATTAATTCACTACGAGCGTACGCTAAACCTGTGCCATGTCCTTTAATATCACAAATGAACACTTGCATTTGCACTTGTTCTCTGTGGAACCCAACAGGTAAACTGGGATCATCAGGAGAATCAATCCTGAATTGACATCGTTGATACATTGAATCAACCGGAGGATTAAAATCAACCGCTTCATATCCTGTAGGTACGGTTGGGGTAATCAAGGACAATTTTCGTTCTGCTGCTTTCTTTATATTCAGTATTTCTGACATATTGCCCTTTATTGTTTGTAGTATCTTGTTAGGTTGATCTTATGTGCGCTCATTATGTCGTTTATCGTTGGCTGCATAATACCGTCAGGAGCTTGAGTAGTTGAACTACCGTTCTCTAGATACTTAATGTATGGCCCTTTATTACCAATGATTACTTCTTCACCGAGCTTGTAGTTCATCATATGAATCTTCACAGCAGCACCAGCAGTATCTCCAGAGCCAGAGCCGTATATCTGTTGAAAGTCCAGAGAACCATCAAGGGCTACTTGCCAACCGCCTCTAGCTAGACCTTCCTCTGGGGATAATCCATAGGCTTTTTCTCTTCGTTTATAGAGCTTGATATAAGCTTCGGCATCACCAAGCGGTGTATTATCAATAGCAGTCAAGGCTAACTCATAAGAGAAACCACTTACCATATTCTCTAGTCTTTTCTGGACTTCTACTTTGTATTCTTTTAACTCAAGTATTAACTTAGATACGTCAATAGAGAGCATATTAACCCCTTACTGCGATAATCCTGTAAAGGACAGTACTAGCGTTTGCTACGTGAGATTGATAGGACTGGACTCTGTAGGTATTTCCTGAGTAGATAATCTCGTCATTCATCTTAGGAGTGAACACCAGTCCAGCAGCACTAAGATAGAACAAAAAGGATTCTTTACCTACAAGTGCAGGATAGTTATAGGAGTTAGCAATGATTTGCTTTGGATACATCAAAAGAGAGTAAGGTACACGAGTAATCGCTGGCGCTCCAGTCTCTACATTATAGACTCCAGTTGTGACCGATGTATAACTCAATAGAAGACCGTGGCGTGTAATTGCGGCTGTAACGGCTGATTGAAAGCTCATACAACCACCTTAGACGCTGAAATAACCCACAGGGAATACCGATGTACTACCTTGCAGTGAAAAGCTGTTGTAGGAGCTAGGAGACTGTACTGTGTTGTTATCTGTGTTGGCATCGTTAGCATCCATATCGGAATTAGATACGCCACCAACATATCCACGTACATTCTGTAGGATTGGATTGAGCAATGGATTCGCTAAGTACATCTGAAGAGCTAGCCGGTATTCTTGAGCTTGATAACGGGTCTTTATGGACATGATATCAATAGTCTCTTCCGTAGAGGTCATTGCTAGGCGCATTAGAACTGCGCGAGCAGCGTCCATTGATGCGCGAGTGATTGATTCGTTGTTCTTGGTTAAGTAGTAAGAGATTGTTGAGTCATCAAGAATATACAGGCCGGGAGTTACGTCCTGAATTTCGTATCGTACTTGGAGGACCATTTCCGGTGTAACTGCCATTTATTTTCCTTTATTTATATAGTTCTTGTAGTTCTGGCAGAATATCTTTACTAAACCATTCAGTAACACCAGCTTTCTTTCCAAGTTTAGACAACCCCGTAGTAAATAATTCAGCTACAGTTTTATCTAAATTAAATTTCTTAAATATCCTATGTAGGTGTTTTTCTTGTTTAGATGCATCATAACGTGTATCAAAAGACTCAAGAGTAGTAACTAAAGTATCCCCTAAAAGATTCAGATTTTTTAATCTTGACTCTGGATTATTTGCGGTTCCTATCTTGAAATAAGTTTCGTCATTGTAGTTACAAACTATCAAGTACAAGTAATGCCTCTGTTTCCAGTGACTTCCACCTGATGTAAAACTTCCTCTGACTATACTTGACTGGCTGTTCTCGAACAATTCACCTTCAGTATTTTTGTAAGTTATTCTTCTAATGTACTTGACAAATTTCTCAGAAACATACTCACACCCTTTTACTTCAAGAGCATCTGTTATTCTCTTATGTTCACAAAACGAGCAAGTTATATTATATTTACTGAAGAGATTTAGACTTGCAGCTACTGTATTAGTTTTACAAGTAAGACATTCACCTGTTACATAAGTGATACCTTTTGTTGGAGCTTTGTGGAGGTACTTAAATCCTTTATCAAGAAACAACTTTCTATACTTATTAGTTAGGCAATGATCACAGGAAATATTTCCTTTAACTAAATTAGTAGTACTATAAGTAGAGTACTCATTGTCAATTAAACATTTAACTGGAACTCTTGAGTCTGAGTGACTGCGAAAAGCTAAGTCCCAAAGTATCTCTATTTGTTTATTCTTAAGACTTTCATTTATTCTAATCTTACGATCTTCACCTACTATTGATTTCTGGTGAAGATTTACTATCTGATTAATTTCATCTATGTTCATCATTTCTCCCGAAACTTCCACTAAAGAAATAAGCAGGACGGTGGAGAATCGTCTTTTCGGGGATCAGCCTAGCTTAATCTGTATTCTATCACAGAATACTCCTTATGAGAATACTCTGCAATAGAAAACCTCAGTTAAGAGGTTATTTGCTTAGTTGGAAGTAGTAGCCTTCACCACCAAAGCAGGGCGACGGATCATGTGAGTCACGTTAAACTCACCGTCAATATCAATACCAGCACCTTTAGGATCACGGAAAGCAAACATATAACCCCGTTCTGCTGTAGTGTTAACGAAATTCATGAGGTTAGCTGGACCAAAGTAAGACACGAATGTATCAGTAGTGCCAGTAGGAACGAACACAACTTCACCAGCAGGAATCAAACGCTGACCGGCCAGTACTGTACGAACTTCAATGAAGCGAATACCAGCATAGGTGAACTCACGATACAGGCCGTTGTTACCACCAGCACGGTTACGCTGAATCATTTGACCTTCAGTAGCAGAGAAGTACTTGTACGCCTCAACAACCTTAGCATGAGAGATCAGTTTAGCAAACCATTCTGGGGAGCAGTAAGCAATCACGCCAGTAATAACGTCACCAGTGTTAGCGTTATCTTGCATTGCAGCAATAACGGTTTCTACTTTAGCGACGATATCGGTTGTAGCTGTTCCAAGAACGAAATCCACAGAGGTCTGTGTAATACCAAAATCAGTAAACAGATTACCAGAGATAGTACCGTTCGGGGCATAGAGGTTCCCGGTAGTCAAGGTGCTAAAGCGACCGACTTCCATAGTAATATCCATGTTCCGACGAATACGTTCCATCTTACGGGCGATAACAGCAGCTTCAGTTTCAGCCATATCGTTAGAACCGTAAGCACGTTTACCCTGAATATCCTCTGGTTTAACAGCGTCCACAATTGGGAAGTGAGCAATAGGGTAAGAACGAATCTTACGATTGTCATCCTTATTAGCCTGTGGTTTAGCACCACGGAACTGATCACCGATCAAGCCCAGCGTTTGTGCTGACTCTTCAAAGGTAACAGTGTTAGTACTCAGGAACTCTTCGGAGAATAAACCGGAGTCATTCAGAAGGGTCCATGAGTTAGGAACGATTTGAAGTTCTTGAGTATAATCTACTACTTCAAAAGCGTTAGTGTATGAGCGAATAATAGCCATTTTGTATTTTCCTTTTAACAGGCCGGTTAGTACCGGCC